ACAAGTTGGCTATGATGCCAATTTGGAGAACAATAAACGCAAAGAGGGTGAAGAATGGGAGGATAGTCAAGGTAGAAAATGGGTTTGGAAAAATGGAAGCAAACGTAGAATTTCAAAACGTGCTACAATTATTAACCAACAACGTTGTAAATGCTGTAAAATGGATGTTCGTTGGGGTAATTATTTGGATGATCGTGTGTGGCCAAAAACAGGATATTGTTATGATTGTTTTATCAATTTTCAAACTGAACTGAAGATGATGGGAATGTTTGAAGTGTATAACGAACTACAAGATCTTAAAAACGAACGTAGTATTTTAGAAGACTATAAGAGAAAGTTCGAAGAAAGTCAAACCTTTTGTCAACAAAACCAAGGCAAGCCAGTTGAATTCTTAGAAGAAGATGGTTCATTTGAACGATGGGAAGGTGTTCAAGATTATACTAAAATTCTTGAAGATGTAACCAACGATTTAGTTAAAATCAACGTAGGTTTGGCAGAGATTAATGTTAAAATAAAAGAGTACGAAGAAAAGTATGAGTCAGCCAAATCTCAGAGAAATAATAAAAAGTGAGTATAAGAAGTGTATAGAAGATCCTATATACTTCATGAAAAAATACGTCAAGATTCAACATCCTATTAGAGGTACTGTTGGATTTGAATTGTATCCATTTCAAGAAGATGCTTTACAAGACTTCGTTGATAATCAATTAAACATTGTTCTTAAAAGCCGTCAGATGGGTATTAGTACTCTTACAGCTGCTTATAGTTTATGGTTAATGACGTTCCATAACGACAAGAACATTCTTTGTATTAGTATTACTCAAGAAACCGCAAAGGAAATTGTTACCAAAGTACGTTTTGCTAATGACAACTTACCAAGTTGGCTTAAGGTACCGTGTGTAGAAGACAATCGTTTGTCGTTACGTTTAAAGAATGGTTCTCAAATCAAAGCAGTATCATCTGCCGGCACAGCAGGTCGTTCATCTGCACTGTCATTACTAATCATTGACGAAGCTGCGTTTATTGATGGTATCGAAGAAATTTGGTTGTCTGCTCAATATACGTTGTCTACGGGTGGTAGAGCTATTATATTGAGTACTCCAAACGGTGTTGGTAATTTCTTCCACAAAACTTGGGTCGAAGCTGAAGAAGGAAAGAATAACTTCAAGACTATAAGATTGCCATGGCATTTGCATCCAGAAAGAGATCAAGTATGGAGAGATAAACAAACTGAGTTGTCAGGAGTAAAAGGTGCAGCGCAAGAATGTGATTGTGACTTTAGTACATCCGGTAATCAAGTTGTTAGTGTAGAGGTTCTTGAGTTTTATAAACAAACTTATCTAAAAGATCCTGTAGAAAAACGTGGTAATAATCAAGATTTATGGATTTGGGATTATCCTAATTATACCAAAAATTACATATTGACTGCTGACTGTGCTAGAGGAGACGGAGGAGATTTTAGTGCATTTCATGTGATTGATATTGAAACTATGGAACAGGTAGCTGAATACAAAGGTCAGTTAACTACAAAAGATTATGGTAATTTATTGGTTAGTGTTGCTACTGAATATAACAATGCTTTGTTAGTGGTAGAAAATAATAACGTAGGATGGGGAACTCTTCAACAGATTATAGATAGAGACTATCAAAATACATTTTATAGTGCAACAGATCTTACCATTGTTGATGTAGAAAAAAGTTATAGTAATAAGTTACATGCACAAGATAAAAAATTGGTAGCTGGATTTACAACGACTAGTAAAAATAGACCTTTAATTGTAAGTAATTTGGAGTTATTTTTTAGACAAAAACAAGTGATTATGAAGTCTAAAAGATTGTTTGAAGAATTGAATGTGTTTATATGGAACGGCCCCAAAGCAGAAGCTATGCGGGGTTATAATGACGATTTAGTAATGTCTATAGGTATTGGTTTATGGGTTCGTGAAACTGCACTTAGACTTAGAAATGATCAGATAGCTTACAACAAAGCAATGATTTCTAAAATATCGAAAGTATCTAGTCCGGTTACTGTTCAAAAGGATGTAAGTCCAATTGCTGATCATCACAAGACGATGGATTTTACGGTAAACAATAAAAAAGAAAGTTTAACTTGGTTATTGTAAATACTTATATAATATAATAATATATGGCAGATCAATCATTTCAGGAATTAAGAAATCGTTCATTATTTGCACGTTTGAAACGTCTGTTTTCAAACGATGTAATTGTTCGTAATATTGGCGGTAAGAAATTAAAGGTAATTGATACTGATGAGATTCAATACGCTACAGATCGTAATAGTTTAAGAGATCGTTTTAATAGATTACGTACTACATCATATAATCAATATACAAGAGATTTCAATCTATCATATCAAAGTAGTCGTGTAGAACTATTTCGTGATTATGATACAATGGATATGGATCCAATTCTCGCATCTGCATTGGACATTTATGCAGATGAATGTACAACCCGAAATGAAATGGGGGAGATTCTACAAATCAAATCTACCAATGATGAAATCAAGAATATTCTTCATAATCTGTTTTATGACATTCTAAATATTGAATTTAATCTTTGGAGTTGGACTCGTTGTATGGTTAAGTACGGAGATTTTTATCTTCGTCTACATATTAGTCCTGAATATGGTGTCTATATGGTAGAACCATTAAGTACATACTATGTTACCCGTGTAGAAAACGCTGTCTTAACAAATAAAAGTTTTGTTAAATTCCAAGTTAATCTTCCATACGGAAATAAACTTGAAGATTTAGAAAATTATCAAATTGCACATTTTAGATTGTTGAGTGACAGTAATTTCTTGCCATATGGTAAGAGTATGTTGGAAGGTGCTCGTCGTGTGTGGAAACAATTGAGTTTGATGGAAGATGCTATGTTAATTCATCGTATCATGCGTGCTCCTGAAAAACGTATTTTCAAAGTTGATATTGGTAATATTCCTCCAAATGAAGTTGATAATCATATGGAACGTATTATGAACCAAATGAAAAAGACTCCATATTTGGATCAACAAACTGGTGATTATAACTTACGTTTCAATCTACAGAACATGGTAGAAGACTTTTTCTTGCCAGTTCGTGGCAGTGATAGTGGTACTAGTATTGATAATTTGCCAGGTCTTGAATGGACAGGTACAGACGATATTGAATATCTTCGTAATAAGATGATGGCTGCACTCAAGATTCCAAAGGCATTCTTGGGTTATGATGAATCTTTGAGCGGTAAAGCTACTCTTGCTGCTGAAGATATTCGTTTTGCACGTACAATTCAACGTATTCAAAGAATTATTGTTAGTGAATTGAATAAGATTGCTGTTATCCATTTGTACTCACAAGGATATCGTGATGAATCACTTGTTGACTTTACATTGGAATTAACCAATCCATCTACAATCTTTGAAAAAGAAAAGATTGATGTTTGGAAGAGTAAGGTTGAAGTCAGTAAGGACATGCAAGAGAATAAATTCTTTAGTAAAAAGTGGATTTACGAGAATGTCTTTAGTCTTACAGATCAAGATATGATTGAGTTGCAAAAACAACTTATCGATGACGCTAAGGGAACTTATAGATTTAAGCAGATAGAAGAAGAAGGTAATGATCCCGCAATTAAATTCTTACAATCAAGTGATAAAGAAGAAGGTGGCGGCGAAGGATCCACAGGAGATATGGGAGGCGGTGAGCCAGGATCTGACTTGGGTTCGGAACCACCACCAGATACATCTTCTGAAAAATCTACTTCTAAAGAACCAAGTGCGGATGCTGGTGGAACAGAAACTAAATCGGCTACACCGCCAAAATTATCTGAACGTGATCAGACTGGTAGAAAAGATGCATCTAAATATCCTTTTGGCGAAGATCCACTTGGTACATTAGAAAATAACAGACGTAGTGATTTATCAGTTACTCACAAGTATAAAAACAAATCTCCATTATCATTAGAATCTCTCAGAGGATTAACCAGTATGTTGAACACTGTGGAAGAAGAAAAGAAAATTTTAAGAGAAGGAGAAGAAAAATCCTTTATGGATGAAAGAAATATAAAAGAATAAACACAAATCCTATATATTTATGGAGTTCCGATATATTTATAAATAATATTAATATTATGCATAAGAAAGCAAAACATTCAAAATTCAAGAATGCTGGAATATTGTTTGAACTTCTTACGCGTCAAATTACTGCAGATATTTTGGCGGGTAGGGATGAGTCGTTTACTAAAAATTTGATGTTTAAGTACTTCCACGAAAGTAAAGAACTTGGCAAAGAAGCACAGTTATATAATTTTGTACTACAACAAACCAGCAAGGATACCAACGCAGCCGAACGTATTCTAAATGTAGTACTTCAGACCCGTTCAAAATTAGATGAACGTGAATTGAACAAACAAAAATATAACGTTATTAAAGAGATAAAAGAAAAATATAACATTGATGAATTTTTAAAGAACAAAATTCCCAATTATAAGTTATATGCTTCAATTTATAAATTGTTTGAAAATCAAGCCGAACAAGAAGTTAAATTTGATGTATCCGAATTATTGGAATCCAGAGAATATATCGTTGAAAATTTAACCAAAGAAAAGAAGAACGACGAAGAAAGTTTGGATGTTTATGGAAGTCAGAGTGCAGAAGTAAGATTGTTAGCTTATAAATTCTTGATAGAGAATTTCAATACTAAGTATAGTAATTTGTTACCAGCACAAAAGAAACTACTTAAAGAATACATCACAAATATTAGTAATTCAAGTAAGTTTACTAAGTTTGTTAATGAAGAATATAAAAGAGTTAGTGTCATTCTAAAGGAAAATCTTCAAACAATTAATTCCGATATAGTTAAGATTAAAATTACAGAAGTTGTAAATCAATTTTCCAATAAAAATGTAGTGGGTATTGTAAAAGAAAATCAACTAACTTCATTGTTAAATGCATACGAATTAGTAGAGGAAATTGAAAAGATAAAGAATGAAGCCCCATCTAAAACACAAGATTAAGCAACTCTTAACTAAAATAAGAGCTAAAAATGAAGCCAGTACTACTGGTACTGGCCCAGTTGCTTCTGGTCCAGTTGCTGTAGGTGGCGATGCTGCTAGAACCCCATTTGCTTTTTCTAAAAGAGGAGCAAGACCTGCAACTTATACACAATTAGGATATAAATTAGCAAAACCTATCAAAAGAAGTCCTGGGTATAAGTTAGAAAATCAAGTATATAGTCAACCAGCATTTGCAACTCCTGCTTTTAATATAGAACCAGCAGACACTTATACAGATGAACATGGATTGGTTCAACACAATGATCCAGACTTGGATCCAAATTTGGTTGGATATAAACAAGGTAGTTTACCATTTACCGAAGGATTTAATGGTTTAAAGTATGAACAAGAAGGACAACAACCTCCTCAACAACCATCTGCTCCTGTTCAACAACCACCCACACAACAAAAACCACAAACCCAACCATCTGTAGATGTAAAAAATTATGATGTGTTGCCCGATTTTACTGCATTTGATACTAAATTAAAAAGCAGCACAGAATCACTAAAGAACAATCTTCAAAAAACTATACAAGATAAGATTTTAGGTAAAAAAATTGTTGTAAGAGCAAGTAAAGGATATAAACAACCGGAGACTGATTATACGATCAATGTTACCGGTGTAGCCATCGACTATTATTATGATAGATATGTAATTATTATAATTGGTCGTGAAGAAAATAAACAAAAAGTAGCTAAATTCTTTATTAAACCAGGTTTTTCTATTAAAATATTAGGAACCGCTGATTTGAAACCAAAGGATCAATATCAAGTAGCTAAATCTAAAGCTCTTGTAAATCCTCAACAGTCAGCAACTCCTACAAATACTGTAACCTCAGACGAAGAACCTTCGACTGAGCCACAGTCCGAACCAAAAACTGGTACAGAACAACAACCTCCTACACAACCAAAAGTATAATATGAAACAAGTATTAATTGATGTAATGCCATTTGAATTTAAGCGATCTGCTTTGAATGAATCACTTAAAGATGGTAAACTTCTCGTAAACGGCGTATTACAACGTGCCGATGCTAAAAATCAAAATGGTCGGGTATATCCAGAAGATGTATTGAAACGTGAAGCTGAAAAATACATGCAAAATTTTGTTAAACAACGTCGTGCTATGGGTGAATTGGATCATCCAGAATCATCGGTTGTTAACTTAAAGAATGTTAGTCACAACATCGTGGATATGGGGTGGGATGGTAAAGATTTAGTTGGTACTGTCGAAATTCTTCCTACACCAAGCGGTAACATTCTAAGAGATTTATTGCAATCTGGAATTTTATTGGGCATCAGTAGTCGTGGATTAGGCAGTGTTAAGAAAGATATGAGAGAAGGTACTGATGTTGTACAAGATGATTTTGATTTAATTGCCTTTGACTTTGTAAGCAATCCAAGTACACAAGGAGCTTTCATGTATCCACAAGGTAAGATAAATGAAAGTGTTGAACAACACAAAACAATTATTAACCCATATAGTAATGTTGAAAGAATTAT